TTCACCGGTTGTTTCATCAACTGTCTGCTCTACTTGAAGACCCATCTGAATAGCATGCTCCCAATTCCATTTCATCTCTGTAATGATGAATACTGGAAGGATACCTGCTTTCTGGGCCGATACTGCTGCCTCAAGCAATGCTGTGGTCTTTCCTGTATCGGAATGACCTCTCAGCATTACAATGTGGCCCATCGGGATTCCAGGAATAGAAGTTACTTCTTGGAATGCAGCCGATAGAGGAATCCATGCCTGGTTTTTAAACTTAACGTTGCTCTTAAGGAGCTTCTTCTCTTTGAATTTATCTAAAGAGAATCCTTTCTTAAGTTCTGCAGACACGGCCTCCGTTAACGACGCTTTTTCTTTCTTAGCCATTGTCTATTAGAAAGGTAAATCGTTATCGTCGTCGTTGAATAATGAATCGAACTTGTCGGCTTTTGACTCTACTTTCTTACCTTGAGTCTCTAGAGTGAAAGGATTTGCAGGCTTCTTCCAAGGAAGTTCTTCGGTAGTAGGAGCTGCTGCTTTAGCGCCATCAAAGTTAGAGGCAGGCTCAGAAATAATAGAACCTTCTGTTCCTTCTTCATCTACTGCCAACCATTTCTGCAATACTGACTTCATGTCATCAAAAGACATTCTAGAGAATACTTTCAAAGGATCTGGTTGATCTTTCAAAATAGTTTGCAACATTGCATCATCGTCGGTCAAAGTAGACTCTTTAGTACGTGCACGAACGGTAGTTTTATTAAAACCGGTTCCGGTAGTATCAGCACCCACTGTAGTCAAATTCAAGTCACGACCTGAAACGATGTCGGTGTAATCCCCGATGTCCTCATCTTCTACCATAGAAAGCAATTCCATGTAGATCTCTTTACCGAAGCCCCAAAGCTTAACGCCTTCAGCTTCTTCACCTCTAACGATAACAGGTACGAATACTCGCATTTTAGGATCGAGTTTGCGAGCCAATCTCCAAGATTCTTTGTCTTTTGATTGACGTAGTTGTTTTGCAAATTCAACGATCGGATCAGTCTCACCCCAGTTAGTAGGAGAGATAATTGGGTTTTTGTCAATTCCGTAATGGAAGAATAGTTCCGAGAAAGGATTTGATTTGTTGTACGCAGAAGGTACAATACGAATTGTTTGCTTGCCCACGGCAGGTTTCCAGAAGACATTCTTACGTGCCTCTCCGGAAGGACGGCTTTGCTGAGTTTGCAAAGCGCTTAGCTTTGCTTTGATTGAATTGATATCCATAATTGTTTGTTATTAATATATGTAATTTATTTCTGAATTGCAACTTTGTTTATTGTTGCTCATCTTTTATTTCGTTGTAGTTATCCATTTCCCATTCCTCTTCCATTTTATTATAGTCGATCATTGCTTGCTCATCATCTTTAGGATAAAATGTAACACTACATGTACTACTATCGCCCCAAAGTATCTTTGATAATCCAGTTAGCTTTGGTTTTGGATTGCCGTATTCATCCCATGTCGTGTCTGTTGTTTGTTTATTGTTGCTCATATTAACTTCCAAATGTTGGTTTACTGATATCCATCCATATACTACACACAATAAGGTTCAGTCCAATCATGTAAACTCTAACATGATTATTCTTATTAAATACTTCTTTAGGAGTACCTTTTCTTTTACCTACTGCCTCATATGTTTTTGCCCACATACCTAACTTTAGTGTGCTTTTCAGCTGACGCAGTTCGTAGTCGGTGTAGTCTCCTTCTTCCCATCTGTGACGAAGTACAAAGTTAATTGTAAACCATTTGTTTCTGATCTTACTTATCATTGCTTATTTTTTAAATATCTCAATTAATTCTTCCCATGATAATTTACTATAACCATTTTTTATTCCATATAATTCAGATGTAACCTCATCATAGAAATTTATTCTATCCATAACAAAAGCAGAATTAGGTTCCATTACCATAAATTCTAATGTTAATATAAGTTGTTTAACACTTAGTAAAGCACAATCAACTGCTTCCTTATAACGTGATTCACAGCTGTTAATACCACTATTTAATGAACCATTGTTTGGTAACATGAAATAGTAATCATGAATAATTTCGTGTGCTGCTTTTTGATGTGGACTCATTATTTTAATTTAACTAATTCACTGATTAACATTGCAACATCATCTGTTGTCTGATAAGACATAACATCGCTTTCACCATTAGGATAAACGGTCCAATGACCATCGTTCCAAGTCATCCAATCACCATTACCGTTCCAGGCCGCTACTTCGGCGGTTGTTTTACCTTCATCACAATAATTGCCTTTGCTAAATTGAACACTAATAGTACATCCGTTAGCGAAGTCCATTTGGAAACCGTGATGCCATTCGTTGTTTTCTGCTCTAAATTTCATAACTTTTATTTATATTAATATACGAAGATTACCTTAGAGAGGCAACTTAAAGTTCTACTATATCGTAGATCTTTGTTCTAAGGAGTTTTAGATCTCCTTGCTGAGTCAGCAGAATTGTATTCTTGTAATGCTGCCAATTGATTCTGAAGTTCGTATCAACGATTCCTTCATTGAGGCTTTTGATCAATTCATTCAAAGCATTAATAGTATACAAGGTATTTGTTTCCTTTTTTCTATGCACCAGGATTGTATTCTCTGGAATGTTATTAATGTTGGGTTGATCTACATTATAAGTACAAACGTACTCATCATTGCTTTTAATATGTAATATAAAAATTTTATTATATAAAATAGTATATTCGCTGGTGATGCCTTTTACAAAGGAATCCACTTCATTTAGTGGCACGAATGTACAGAATAACTTGTTTTGCACGTCTCCGGTATTGATAGTTTCTCTATCATAAATATCAAAGGGGCTGTAAAGTGTCGTAGTTTGGTCCATAACTTGTTTTTATCTTTAGTTTCTTGTCGTTAAATACTGTTAATATTGCTCTTATCTTATCTTTATCTTGTTTGCTAATATCCAACAAGAAAGCATCGTATGTATACAATACTAATTTTGTCTCACTGTTATTAATAATATAAAGGATTTCTTTTAAAATTGCAACGTTATTATAAGTTTCCCAATGTTGAATAATGTAATTAAACAACTTTTGAGGATTCATGTTAGTTAAGTCATCTTTTTTAAATACTTTCCCGGTCTTCTGAACCGTATACTTACCCGTCTTTGAGAATGTATTCCAGATTTCCTCAATAAGCTTCTGAGTTAACTGAAAGAATTCAAAGTCTCTATATTGATCGAAGATATGCCCGTATAACTGCTTAAACACCAATCCTTTTGCTTCTGTTCGGTCCATTCCGTACTTCAATGCAAAATCTTCGTAGATATCCCCGGTCGGTGATTCATACCCAACCATCTGTCCAATCAACGTCGGATGGTAGGCAGTCAAGTCAATCTCCAATAGAAAGTCGTTTCTCGGTATAAAAACCGATCTAGAACCGTTTTCTTTAGGTAAAGCTGCAAAGTTTAAACTGTTAAACGTATTAGAGGGTCGACCCGTTGTAGTATTGAGGTTGTATTGAGTGAATGTATAAGAGTTATAACGTGATAGAAAGGGTCTCTTCAACTCAAAGTATCTTTCAAAGGCACTATTAACCCTTAAACCGTTTCTTTCTATAAACCAAAATACGTTACAAAGATCATCGTGATAATCGTTCGGAGTATACTTCTTAATTACTGAGGCATATTCTTCGAAGATTATTTCACACTGCTCAAAATGCTTTACTATCGGAATAATTGAGTTTAGATCCTCTGCCTCATAATACTTCTGAGAGAAGAAGTTATAAGCGTAGGTCTGCTTTCTCACTTCCTTATACTCTGATAAGTTCAAATCAAAAGTATTTGTTCCAAAATACGTGTAGTTTAACGTCTTTTTATCCGGAGTATAGATTTTCTTAAACGTTCTAAGGTATTCCTTAACCTGTAGAGGATCAAACTGTAATGCTTCCGGGTGGAAGAAGTTAATTAAGAATCCTTTAGGTTGGGTAACGTCTCTTAGATAAAGAGATAACGGAGCATAAATGCCCGGGTGCATCTCCGGATGCTTTCGGATAGGTAAAATGAATATCTCGCTTCCTAATTCGAATTGTAACTTATCAAACTGCTCCTGTGTTTCTACTAGCCAAAACATAACCTTTCAATAAAAATAGTAACTTATCTTCAGAAAGCCTACTTCTTATAGAACTTTGTGTAGTTTTTTTGCAAGAACAAGCCTAATCCTTGAACGTTGTAAAGTTTCTCTACTACTTGAATATTTTTTCTGTTTGTTTCAGCAACCTGTAGTTCTTTTCCGGAGATTGTCCAGGGTAGATTAAAAGTTGTATAATAAGTCCATAAGTAGTTAGAACTTCCGTTTCTTAATTCATTGTAAGTATTTGAGGATACTTCTGTAAATCTAAGCGTATTGGTTTCTTTGGCAAAGTAACGGGTAATGCTCCCTACCGTATAATCTTCTTGAGTTGGTTGTGGGAAGTAAGAAGGTACTGTTTTATAAGTAGTAGAAGCAACTTTAGGAAAATTCGCTGAAACATCTAAGGATACTACATAGTCTTGATTTGGTTCTATATCCACATCGGCTCTATTCCTAACTAGTCTTTGTTTGTAGCTGAAGCTAGGATTGTTACCGGAAAAAGCTTCTCCTGTGTAGTATTCATGATAGAACCCTGCATAAGGTTCTCCACTACTTACAACATAGTACTCTCCTCCAGAAGTGTATTGGTCAGTTAAAATTCTATTTAAAGGTACGTAAGCCATTATCTTGTTACTTGCATCTTTTTAACAATTGCGATATAAGGCTTAGAGGAATAGGATTGTACTTTTTCACCTGGTTTAACTAAGCCTCCAGGTACCTTTTTAGTGAACGAAACTGCACTATTTCCTAAATTACCTCCTGTTAAATAAACTGTATCGCCTTGAATTTTATAAATTACATCTCCATGATACCCTACTAATTTTCCATTTTCAATCCTCTCTTCTACTAAAATATCACCAACCTGTAACCTAACATTTTTGTTTGCAGTGGATGCCTGACTAAGTACGAAAGTTCTATATCCAAACTGGTTTGC